CATCTGCATCTGTGCAGCAATCTGCTGTTGTTGCTGTTGCTCTGGGTTTGGCTGACTCATCTGGGTCAAAGCAGCTTCCATCTCAGCACGGTTGGACAGGCTGGAGTTGGCGATGATGCCTTTGAGGATGATTGGCAGGACGGGTGTATCGGGTCCAAGAGTCTGCAGCAAACCAATGAGCTGTTGCTGTTCGTATTCACGAGCCATAATACCCAAAGTAGCGGTAGGAATGAACTTCATGTCGACAGAAGGATAACGCTCAGGGTCAAATTGCATATAACGGAACGCAACCTTCTTAATCAACGGAATCATAAAGTCTTCTTGGAAGTTGGT